ATATGGTAAAGTTATTTTGGTCGAGATGGGCGGAAGATCGCCTCCTCGCCGGTTATCTGCCTTCGGCCAAGTGACTAGCGCTTCTGCTCTAGCTCTCAATAACCCTCTCTTCTCTACAACTGGATTAAGTAAGTAACATCATGGACGCCTCCAACCCAGTCAACTCTGCCCAGCGCTACACTCTCTCTGAGCTCCGTGATTCTCGACTTGCATACAAAAGACAGGACCTGAAAGCACTGCAAGCTATGGCAGCTTCCGCGGATAGGCAACTGTTCTCTTCCGGAGGCCCAAGTAAAGAAGCTTTCCACAGTCTTACCATGGACCTAAACGAAGACCTCTCTTCCGTGCGTGCGGCTCTGGCTAATGACGTGAGGAGCGAGATCGATTTTCTCGACAAGCTCCCGCCTGTGCCGGTAGACAATACCAAGCTCGGGGATAGGCAGATACACCCCGCCATGAAGAATTCTGTTCGGGGGTTTGTGACTGTCAACCGAGCCTTTGGTAATGCAGCCGCGTGTGACCTTCTCCTAGCTGAGGGAGCCCTTACGGCTTTCTCGCATGAGGAGATTATGACAGCGCGCAAGAAGAGGGTCTATTGTGCGGGTACGCATAAGACATTTGTGGAGCGTACAAAGTTGCTGTTGGGTCGCAAGTGCAAGTCTCCGTACAAGTTCACGGTGGTGGCGCAGAAGTTGCAGAAGTTTATGCCTGTTGGAGTGCTCCCAGATTGGACAGACGTGGACTCCCTCTTAGAACGTGTCAAAGTCACTAAAGCAGCAGGCGCTGGCGCTCCCTATTGGAAAGACAAAGGGGAGGCTTTTGATGAGTGTATGCAGGAGATCCTCCCCACGCTCATCAAAGCTATCAATGATGGTACGGTCGAACAGTTAGCAAGGGGCAGACCTGAGTGGTTCCTGGTCGAACTTAAAAACAAGACTGATAGGTACGAGTTACCTATCTCTAAGACCAGACCTTACGGATGCTTCCCCTTCCACTGGACCCTGCTGTTCTCCTGTCTAGTACAACCATTTTGCGAGGCACTCTCCGTCTGGACAGATTCGAAAACTTGTAATGCTTACGGTATGTCGTTCTGTTCCGGGAACCTCAAGAAGTGGTTCTCCCGAGTGGAGAGCCTGATTGCCACTGCGAAAAAGAAGAACAAAGACATGTATATGATGGGGGTCTACGGCGATGACTGTCGGCTTATTCAAGCAAAAGCTTCTGGAGGCGCTGTGGTGGTGGATCCCGACATGAAACAGCATGACGGTGCCATCGACACAGAGACAATCTCCGGTACAGTCAAGTGGATATATGATATGTACGCCAAACAACATGGAGACTCGAAGTTCTGGGAATTTGTGCTGCAGCAGCTCGCTGCGTTCGCTTGTGACCCCAATATGGTCATTGACGGTCCAACTGTGTATACCAAGAAGGTGCCAGGGGGCCTCATATCCGGCGTGCCCGGTACAACCCTTTTTGGGTGTGCCAAAAGCGTGTTGGCATATGCAGGTCTTGTAGACGAATGCATGTTCGACAAGACCCTCTTCTTGAACGAAGCTAAAGTCAAGGCCTACCTAATGGATAAGCACGGCTGCACCCTCAAAGATGGTACATGGCGACCATCTCCCATGAACCTATCTCAGGCGGATGGAACCTATCTTTGTGAGTCAAAGTTCTTAGGAATGAGGCTCATGTGGAGAACTTCCGAGCAATTCCCAGAACCTTTCCTAGTCCCTACCTTACACGACAGTGAGTGGCTGGAACTTATCATGTGTCCGCGGACGTCCGGAGACAAGAAAGGCTCCCAGTTGTCTGAGCAACGAACAAGTTTTGATAGGATTTGCGGTCTGCTTCTCTGTGGAGCTGTCTATAGTGAACGTGCGAGAGCAGCGCTGTTGGCGGCCGTAGATCTGGTGCCAGCCACAGCAGTACTATTATCCACACAGTTAGATGGAAGAAGAGGGCTTATAGAGAGCCCCAACGACCTCGTCGTATCGGAAGACTTCATCTACCCCTCTACGGCCGGCATCCCTGGGCTTGAGTTCTGCGACGCGCTCTACAATCTTAGCGCAGAGCAGCGGGAAGGGTGTAAGTTCGAATCCGTGTACCCCACCCTAGACGACTTCGTCAATTCTAGGAAGGCGTTGCATAGGAGCAGGTTTCGATATATCATACACCAATCTCTACCAGCCAAGCCCAAAGCGAAACCCATACCAGCACCGAGGTCATATACCCATAAGCATACAGGACAGCAAGTTTATCTTCCCAAACCAGCACCGCGTTTGCAGACAATTTCTGAACAACCAGCTATGGATAAAGAGGTGCAAGAACAAGAAGCTCCTCTGTTTGCAGCGAACGAGCCCATAGTCGCAGTCGAGGAAGAGTTCACATCCGACGACCTGGAAAAGATTCCGCTTCCCCCTATACCCGAGCCGCAGCACGGGTTTGCGCGCGGAGGTCGAGAAGTCCGGGCTGGTTCTCTTCACAGTAAGGATGGCAAAACTATTGCGCCGCGACACAAGCTGCAAAGACTTGAGACCTATCTGGGTGAAGGCCTGAAACAGAATGCGAAAGCGCTGGTTATGAGCCATCCAGTCCTCCCTGAGGGGACGGTGCGCAATTACCAGTGTCTATTTTCAGCAGTTCTGGATCGGGGCCTCAAATGGCCACACGACCTACCAGAAGGGACTCACGACAATGCTCTTGTCGGGCAATTCGCCGCCATTAACGGACTGAAGAGCTCTCCAGAAACCTCAGTCATCGATCCGGCACAAGACATGAAAGGCGTTTGGATGCGCCTGGTGCCTAAAGATGGAGTGGGGAGTTCGATAGACTATGCACAGCTCACCGCCACGGGTTGCACGCAGAAAAGGATGCAGGCCGCGATCAACCAACAATTCGCGGCATGGTTGAGGGAGTTCAAAGAAGCGTTCGTAGAGCCTCCCAAGAAGGTCATAAAACCTCCTCCTGGGGCTCCTGGTTTCACTACTTCGAACTGGGCTGCCGAAGTCGAATCCGACGACTTGAGTCGTATGGGGTCGCTGTCAGAAGCCTCTCTTAAGGAGGTTCAGCGCGTCGTACGAGATTTACTTAAAACCGAATTTGCATATCTAAGAACACTAGGAAGAGAACATACATCAAGACATGGCACGAAACAACAACACACGGTCGATGAATCGCGCGCAAGCGCAACCAGCAAGGAGGAAGAGGAAAGGAGTGAAGGACGTGACATCTCGCCAGTGGAAGCAAGTCCAAGCAGGACTCTCCCGAGCGCTGGAGATAATTAGAAGCCCTTTGTGCTTCGTCCCTCTGATCCTCTCTATCTTCCTCTTCTACGACGACAAACTGCTCACCCAACTCGCTAATACTTTCTCYGCCAACGCCGCWTTTAAGTGGCTCGGGACATTCATCTCTGAACACAAAAAGCAAATTGCCGGACTCATTTTCTTGGTTCCTGCAACTTTCCTCTCTTGCGACCCCAAATGGGCGACCATAGTATCCGCTGTGGTATCCTATTTGGTGTCAGAGGTGTTCCCCGCTCCGGCAAAGTATTTCGAGTATGGCTTCCTTGGAGGTTCACTCATTCTTTTGTGCACCGCAAGGAAGCCAATCCAGTTCGTCGTCGCTACAGTGGTTGCGCTTYTAACCATTGGTCTTGGGTTGTGGGGCTCGGAAGTYTTTGCTTCCTTGCCCTCCACCTCACGCCAGGGCTAGCAATCAGCGACATCCCTCTCTGCGACCCAAGAAACTGCAGAGTCTCGTGCACTACTACCGGCCACCCGCTCCCCTGGTGTGAAACAGGTCCCACCGTCTACTGCTACTCAGAGGGCAAGGAGTGCAAACAATGCTGCCCCTCTGCTCTCCCACCGTGTACGCCATGGCCGTCGTGCTTCTTCACGACTACCCTGAGCGTGCCAGCAGTGACTACGCCTACAACCACACCTAGGACCACAACTAAAGCCCGTAGTACGACCACGACCACCACACGTAAAACCACCAGAACCACCACCGCATAYCCGTACACCACAAGCACGGCGACTCCCTCGGCCCCCACTCTCGGGCTGGTGAGGTACCAGAAGCCAAAGCCTCTAGTATTTCACCATAGTCATGAGGTGTGCAATCCAGTTGGCTGCGAAGACATTGTCCCTATTCCGTCTCTAGGCAGGCCCTATCCGACGGTTAGGCAGGCTGTGTCTCTGCATATGCCCCACCCATTAATGGGTTCGTACTGGGTTCCTTGGGGCAAATCCGACGCGTGCAGGGTGAATGTCTCTATCTCCCTTGGACGTCATGTGGGCTATGTGTACAGAGGCAACCAAGCAGGGTGTTTCGAATTAGTCGTCACCGGAAAATTATCGTCTACACAGTGTGTTCTTCCAGCTCACTGTGGCGCGATAAAATCTACAGTAGTTCAGGCAGGTTGGTTCTCCAATAGCGTACTATGCGTTGGAGTTGGCCCGGATAGGCCACCTACTTTAGGTGGATTGTCCGTCCCGCCTACCTTCTACCCTTACTACACTGTAGAGTTTGACGCTGGTCCGAACCATTTCTCACAACGTTTCTACGTGGTCTTCGACGGTCTGTATCGCCTCATCCCTAAGTGGGAAATCGACAACTCTGTCGTTATGGCACTCAATGCAGAACTCGTTGTTCCACCCTTGTATGAGACGTTGGATGGTCGCTTCTGCTACAAAGGCCCCGTCCAAGACGGAGTACTCACCACAGGTGGGTGCTTCGCAGAGACCCTAGACCAACTCCCTTGTGCTTGCAGACTGCCTACCCTCGACGGCCCTGAGCCTGCCGAGGATCCCACCATAAGGTCTGCTGAGCTCCAGGCAGTTTGGATGTTCGCCCGCACCGAAGACGGAGTCCGGCCCTTGTTTGGACTGGTGGACGAGAGCTTGCAAACCCACTGCTCAGCATATCTGACCACGACAACCTACATCTCTTCGTATCTCAAATCGTTTGTAGCACATTTGCTACAAGCGGTCTGGGTGCTCGTTAAGTATGTATGGAGTTGTATTGTGGTTTTGATAGATGAGCTTGCCGCYTTTCTGGTATCTAAGAGGATAGCTTCCTCTACTGTGTGGACTCTAGTTTCTATCTTTCTACTTGTCGAGAGAGGGATGTGGCCTGATAAGCTGCTCTACCAACTGCTAACACTCACACTGCTATTCTCTGGTTTACAAAGTTATTTGATTCGCGACTCGGTCTAAAAACTGTGGACCCGGATGGTGACCTCCTTAGGGAGGCTTACCTTGGTCCGCCAGGTATCGAAACCTGGAAGTTGGAGTTCGACTCTCCCCCCCGCTCTGGGAAAATGAGCACC